CCCTTAGACAATGACCGCCGTATTATCGTGGACAGCACTGGTTGCTGTTCAATTGCTTATTTCGATAAGCGATCAGAAGAGCTGCTAGATTATTTCATTGATATGATGAAGTGGCTGGAACCGAATGAGGTGATCATCGGTGCAGCTGCTTGGTGTGAACCTGGCACATTGTTCAATACCCGCCTTGAGTACGCTTCGACCGGTGTGGTCGCATGGCTGGCCGGTGGTGCTGATGGTGTACGTCATACCGTCAATGTCCAGATCTCGACAAGCCTTGGTAAAATCAAGCTCGTGCAGTTTGTGCTCCAGACCTACGGCGTGGCCACAGACCTTGCGATTGTTAATGCCGAAGGCGACACAGTTATCGTCGCTGACAACGATGCACCTGTTCCAGAAGTGGACTATGCGCCAGACATTAAGGCCTACCCTTCCTCCATCGAATTTCCCTTGACCGGTACGATCAGCGGCCAATCCACACAGGCAATTGTTCTCAAGAACGATGGTAATGCCGTGGGATTTATCCGTCGTATCGTGATGACCGGTGACTTCTCACAGCAGAACGCAGGTATCCAGCGGATCGAGCCGGGCGAGTTCGTTCAGATCTTTATCACCTTTAAGCCGCAGACAGAGGGCGAGCACACCGGATCAATTCAGATCGATGTAGGTGAAGGTCTAACCACGTTCGCCACATTCACTGGCCAGTCAGTCTCGGCTAACCGGATCACGACACAAGGCCGTCAGCTCGTGCTTACAGACGGCGCGACGATCAAGCTGAAATCAATCAACTGGTTTGGTGCTGAAACAGAGGTGTTTGCGCCTCACGGACTATGGGCACGCAATTACAAGGACATCATCAACCAGATCAAAGCAATGGGCTTTAACAGTGTTCGCCTGCCGTTCAGTGGCGATCTATGCACTGAGGATCGTTACCCGCAGACTGGTGTGATTAACGGCGTGCTGAATGAGGATCTGGCTGGCCTGCCTGCAATCCAGGTGCTTGATAAGATCATTGCCTACATGAATGAAGTCGGTTTGTACGTCATTCTCGACCATCATCGCCGTTATGCAGGTGATGGTGCGGACGGGTCGCCTGTTGATTCAACTTACACACTGGATAACTGGAAGGCGTCATGGTCCTACATGATCGAGCGTTATGCTGGCCTTGAGTTTGTGCTCGGTGCGGACCTGCACAATGAGCCTCATAACCTGACTTGGGCATCATGGGCAGAGCTCGCAGAAGGCGCAGGCAATCACATCCTGAGCCTTGCACCGCACTGGCTGATCTTCGTGCAGGGTGTGGGTGATGGTTACTGGTGGGGCGGTGATCTGAAAGGAGTTGCCACTCGACCGGTTGAATTATCTGTACCTGGTAGCTTGGTGTACTCGGTGCACGAGTATGGCCAATCGGTAGGTGATCAGCCTTGGCTGGCCAAAGATAACGCCGTACCTGCAGAATGGCCAATGAACCTTTACGGCGTATGGCGTCAGAATTGGGGCTTCATCTTCGAGCAGGGCATTGCACCGATCTGGATTGGCGAAGTTGGCGGCAAGTTCGGCATCGATGGCACTGGTGTAATCTCAAACACGCATAATGCGCAGTATGAACGCCAGTGGATCTATCACCTGCAGCGTTACATGGAAGGCTACTTCACAGGCAACAATGACCGTGGGCTGGTAGACGGCGAGCAAGGGATCTCATTTGCGTATTGGTCGCTGAATCCGAACAGCGGCGACACTGGCGGTATCCTGCAGGATGACTGGACCACAGAGCAATCATTTAAATTAGGGCTAATCGGTATGATGTTGAATAATAGTGATGTGCTGTATATCCACGGCCTGACGCCGTTGCCTTGGGATGGAATTGCAGAAGAGGCGCAGATTGTCTTGAGTCAGGGCGGTCAGGATTACGCCGTGACGATCAAGGATCTGAACGACAAGTTCAATGAGACAAACCTTGCGGTCGGACACGTCCATTTCTTTGCTGAAAGCGTGGACCCGAACGTAACGTTCCCGCGTCAAACCTGGCTGCGTGTACCTGGTGCAGAGAAGACAATCCGACTGGCGAAAGCGGATGACAGTGATATTCTGCAGCAAGGCGGTAGTGACAGCATCACGATTGCAAAAGCGAACCTGCCGAACGTGCAGCTTGATGTGACTGGTACGATCTCAGGTACAGATCTTGGCACCAAAACAACGAATACGACTGGTGCGCACACGCATTCATACTTAAAGCCGGGATATTCCGGTACTGGCGGTTATCAAGGTGGAAATAACCTTCCTGTAACAGATCAAACAGGCAGTTCAGGCGATCACAGCCACGACGTTGTACTCGGATCTCACAATCACACACTGACCGATGCGAAGACCGCTGCACTGGGTAGCGGTACGGCGATTGATGTCACAAACGAATATGTAACCCTAGCGGCTTGGTATCGCGCATCTTAAAGGAAGAAACTATGAGCAATAATTTGATTGGGGCAACCTTGGCCACCTTCACTGTGACGCTGAGCGCCGCAGTGAAAGAGCCGGTTGATGTTGCTTGGTCCACTCGTGACGGCACCGCAGAAGCAGGCTACGAGTATGAAGCCGCAAACGGCGTTGTGACCTTCCTGCCTGGTGAGACTGCCAAGCAGGTTCAAGTCCGTGTCTACGGCTCGGACGATCCGTTTGCTGCAGACACTAATTTCTTTATTGAGTTTGCGCCTCCAACCAACGCCGTACTCGGTGTAACCATCATTGAGGTGGTTATTTCCGTTAGTCAGGAGGGTGGTGTTGCTGTTCTGTCAGTAGTGATGCCAGAAGGGAGGCGCGGCCTTAAAGGTGATCCAGGTCTGAGCGCGTATGAGCACGCCGTTCTCATGGGCTATGAGGGTACGGTTGAGCAGTGGATGCAGGATGAAGCGAGCGCATCGGCTGCAGCTACACGTGCGGAAGGATTTGCAGCAGATGCTGCAGCAAGCCTTGTTGTTGCGACAGATAAGGTTGATCAAGTTAAAAATGTCGGTGATCAGAAGATTACCGAGATGCAGGAAATTTCTGCGACGGTCTCCGCGCTAAATGATGGGCAAGAGTATTTTCAGACTGAGGCTGAATTACTTGCGAGCCGTCCTGTTGTCGAGAAGAAAGCTGCAAAGGCTCTCGATACAAAGCGGGTCTGGCTCTGGAATAAACCTGCAGGATCACCAGACGGCGATTACTGGATTAACACTGGGAAAAGTGAGCTTGAGCTTGCCAACACGTATTCTGATGTTCGTGTCAGCGAGCTCGCAATTGAGGTGAAGCTCAAGAAGGCACCAACATCGCCTATCATCCCAGTGCTTGTTGATGACAAGGATCAGGTGCTGATTGGGTATGATACGGAAAAAGATCAGATTGCTGCAGGTGGTCTGCAAGAGCAGATCTTTGGGCAGGTGCCTAATATAAAAAAAACCGCTGACACTGGGATCATCCCGCTGCTCACGGATCAGGATTATAGAGTTCTCATTGGGTACAATACCCTGACCGATACGCCGATTATCGCCGGTCTTGATGTGTCTTCATCGAAGCAAACTAAGCAATATGAATACTTCGCTCAGAAGCCGTTAGCGTTGGCTGTGAATCATATCCTTAGCTACGGTCAATCGCTGAGTGTAGGTGCGACAGCAACCACAATTCTGAGCGTGTCACAACCGTATTACAACACAACCTTCAACACTGGTCCGCGACAAGACACAGCTGCTACCGGCGTTGTTCCGCTAGTTGAGCAGTTCAATAACCCTTCGGCGGACGGTTACACAAACCGAGGCGAAACGCACTGCTCAGGCATGGCGAACTACGCAAGCCTGACAATGCTGAAAGAAAACGGCATCAATCCGCAGGAGCATATCATCTTCGCTTCAACGGCGGGGCATGGCGGCTACACGATTGATCAGCTCAAGAAGGGCTCTGCCTGGTACAGCGTACTGCTCGATCATGTAACGAAGGCGAAGAGCTTGAATGCAGGTAAGAGCTATCATGTGCCGGTCGTGCCATGGATTCAGGGCGAAAACAATGCGGTCAGCGGCGGACTGCAGACGCCGTATACAACCTACAAAGCGGCTTTGGCGCGGCTTCAAACTGATGTAGATGCCGATATCAAGGCGATCACGGCGCAAGTAGATCCGGTTCGTTTCATTACCTACCAGATGTCATACGCTGCTGCGACCTGGCCAGACATTGCAAAAGCACAGCTCGACCTGGCACGTGAAAATGATAACTTCATGCTCGCCACTCCGATGTATCACTTCCCGTATGCAGGCGACAGAGTGCACCTGACGAACATCGGCTATAAGTGGATGGGTGCTTATTTTGGTCGTGCTTACAAGCAGTACATGATCGACGGGCGCAAACCGGATTTTATCAATCCCCTTTCTGCTTATCTGAAAGACAACAAGATCTATATCAAGTTCGACGTGCCTACACTGCCACTGCAGATTGATACGACCACGTTGGCCAACACCGCAAACGCTGGCTTTAAGGTCATGAACGGCGCTGCAGAAGTTGTGATCTCAGACGTTTCTGCAAGCGGTGACACTGTAATCATTCAGCTTGCAAGTGCGCCGACTAGCGATGTGAAGGTGCGTTATGCGCTAGACTATCTTGGGGCGGGATTAATCATCACTGGTGGTGCAAGCGGAAACTTGCGAGACAGCACGGCTGATTCAATTGTGATCAGCGGTACGACATATCCGCTTTATCATGTGTGCCCTCACTTCGAAATGACTGCGCTCATGGACAAAGGTATCTAATTAAACAAGCTCAATAGCACTAACGCTCAAGGAGAGTATGAATGTCTAACCTATTTTTTAAAGCTGAGGGCTTCTCGTCAAGTCGCACACTTCCAACTCTATCCGATGTTCAAGACATCATCTCCATTCCAACACTTGAAGCTGATGCGTATGGTCACTGGGAGTTCGGCGGCGATCAAAGCTCGCTCATTGACAAAGTGAATGCTCGATCTCTGACACTGCAGGCCGGCGCAACTGTTCAGCCTGAATATGGCGAAAACTACGTTCGCTTAGGTGCAGCCAAGGGACAATCACTACAGTCTGGGCTGCTAGACAGCGCAGTCACTGATTATACGGTATCTGGTGTGGTTATGCCTGAAGATGTAGTGCTTATGGTTCTGCTAGGTAACTTGGGCAGTAACGATGTTGGCTTAGGTGCCGGTCTATTTACGTCGGCAAACAAGGTATACGTGACCGCACGAACCGGTGTTTCGTCAGTAGACCCTGGACTGGCGCTGGATATGAGCAAACCGGCGTTTATCTCAATGTCGGTCAATAAAACAACTGGCGTAGTCAATATTGTTGCTATGCAGAACGGCGCGACTTTTGAGAATACTGCAACGGGTGCGCAAGTAGAAGCCGCAGCGCCGATTTCAGTAGGTAACAGCCGATACACGACGGGCGGGGCTTACAATACGCTCAAGAACAAATACTATGAGGCGGTCATCCACAGCCGCGCTCTAAGTATTAGTGAAATGAAGGCGATTGCAAACCGTGCGAAAGTTCGTCTTGCAGCACGCGGCATAACCTTCTGATTATAAGTGTAGAAAGCCCTGATTAATTCAGGGCTTTTTATCGGAAAATATATAGCGCCGTTATGTATTTATGAGCACGCAACTCATATAGAATGAAATTGCCGAAATTCCGGCATATACTCAAAAAGGATGTTTTAAAATGGTAGCAGCAGTTGATGTTACAGTAGCAGCGATTGACGATATTCCAGCAGGAAACCTGCAGGTTGTTCTGGGTACGATTTACGGCAAAGCGCAATATGCAGCTGACACCGTTGGCCAGGTGCAGGGGCAGGCACAATGGGCAGCAGATACAGCGGGTGCAGCACAGGGTACGGCGCAATACGCGGCTGATAATGTGGGATTCCTGGATTATCACCTGCGCCAGATCGGTGATTTAGTGGGCTACACCGTTCCACCAGCACCAACCAGCGCGACAGCGACTGCAGAAAGCGAACAAGCTGCAGAATAAAAACTGACAATAAGACAGCCCCCACATCGGGGGCTTTCTTCTATGGAGGACACTATGGCGCGTACAGCCACTTTCACCGTTATTCTCTCAAAGCCATCAACTCAACGGGCGTCGGTCGCATACCGGACGGTTGATGTAACAGCCACAGCACAAGAGGACTACACGCCGTCAGAAGGCACATTGATCTTTGAGCCTGGTGAAGTGACCAAGACGATCACTGTGCAGGTGCGCGACCATGACGACACTCAACCAGCAGAGCGGTTTCTTGTCACTCTCTACAATCCAAAAGGCCTTGAAATCGCACGGGTAGACGGCGTTTGTGATCTTCCTGCAGGTTCATCTGGTGGAGGTGGAGATGCAGACCAGAACGGGCCGCTCATCCTCAATGGCCTGATCACGAATGCCTATCACAATGAGCTTGGGCGAGGCGGGTACTTCCATCACAACAGCGGCACCAGTGAAGGGCAGTCGATTGCGATTGAAGGTTCGTTGCTGGCGCACCTGGTTCTTAACGGCGGATCTACTCAGGAGCAGGATGCAGCCGAGTGGTACAAGGACAACGGGCTCGATATGCTCGATGCGATGGGTGATGACAGTCGTAACGGCGCAATGCTCCGTCAGCCGGTATCATCGAACAAGGATACGATCACACTGCTTCACTGGCTGTTCGCAGCTCGTGGCGATATCCCATCGCAGGGCTTGAAGTATGATTTCACTGCGAACCGATCAAGCAATAAACTTGTCATCCCGAACGCGGCCAATGTGTTTCGGATCTGGCAGATTTACCCGAAGAGCAGCTACCTGCTCTATAACTCACCTTATAGCCCATCTTATGACTCGGTTGCGCCGGTTGCTGATACGAGCATCACGATCAAGGAAAGCGATTGGGTGCGAAACGGCGATAACATTGAGATCACGATCCCTGCAGGTGCGCCGTCGAATATCAGCCAATGGAACATCGTCTACGGCTACCAGAATGCAGGGATCATCAAGCAGGGCGAGGCACAAGAGGCCTATCCGGTGTGGACCAAGATCGATCCAGGATATTCAGCGTGTGCGCCTGATACCTTCCGTTGGTTTGAGTACGCAATGAGCCTGGCCATGAAGGTTGATGATCGCACCGGTAAGACTGTTCGCTGGCAGAACCTGCGGGATGCAATGCGCCGTACTGCGATCAAAGGGCAGGCGATTACCGACCTGCGCGAGATCTTCAAGCCTATGCCACAATTTGAGGTGATCCCGATCAGGGGCGAGCCTTCCGGAATGTTCTGCTACTCCAATCATCCGTTCGCTCTCCCGCCGAGCTCTGTGCAGATTGCTGCAGGTGCTAATGCTGGCTGGATCGGCTTTAACTTCTGGTCGCGTGTTGGTGGGGCAGGGGGCAGGGTTGAGCCTGGTGAGTTCACGTGGACACCAGACAATATGCTCGATGTCACACCTAAGGGTGATATGTTCAACGGCGCGATTGAGGCGAATGTGCCTGCAGCTGCTGATGTGCGCCAGGTGCAGATCGGTCGCGGTATCAATGACCAGTGGCGAGTAGCCAACGCCTATCAAGAGGCTGATCAGTTCCTGTTTGTGGCAATCCGCCTGTCTCGCCGTCCGAACCTGGCCATGGGTGAAGCGTGCTATGTGTATATGTCCACAACCAAATATTATGACCCGCTGAACCGCTACTATGCGGATATCGGGCAGTATGTGGATCTTGCTCTAGGGAATATGAACAAGCCTGGCTATGTGCTGATCCCGCGTACTGCATTCAGACGCAAGGATAGTGATAACGCCGTACTCCCAGCAGGCACCAGGTTTGAAAACTTCGGGGTGTCTATGGAGATGCAAGGCGCGTACAGCCTTCGCCTTGTGGCCATGCGCCTTATCAGTGGTCCGAGTGAGCAATGGGTGCGCGATAACCTGCAGAAAGCCGTGGGCGGATCTCCTATGCCGTTCTTCCCTGGTGCGATGCCGTTCGCCATCAACGCCGATACGATCAAGCAGCAGTTCATCGGCTGGAATGGCTCGCCGTTCCATGGCTATCAGCTTCCTGACTTCTGGTACTTCCTGCAGTCTGATGCGAGCTACATCCATCCAGATCTCAAAGCCTCTGATCTCCCTGTCTCGAATGCGACCACGGGCGCAATTCAGTACCCGATTTCAGCAACAACCAGTGCAGGCGTTAAAAAGCCGATTGCAGCGTTGTTATGCGAACAACAGGTGTTATTCTTAAAGCATGCTCAGGATAAGTGGGAGGCAGACGGCGGTGCCTCAGGGCCGTTTGCACATACGTTCGTGATGAACACGCCAGCCCGTATCAGTATCGGGAACCCGACGCCGCACACATGGGTGTACACGAATGATGACCCTAACACGCGCTGGGTGGGTTACACGGTTCGGATTATCGATAGCCTTTCACGCCTGGTCTATCTGTCACGGCAGAACGACGGTTATGCGGATGTGAATAGCCTGTCACTCAGCATCACAATGAAGTTCATCAACCGGCTGAATATCCTTTGGCCAAACCTAAACGGCGTGCTCGTGAATGGTGAGCTGATCCGTGGGATGCCGACCGATTTTGATGATCCACGGAAAGGACCGCCGCAAACGCTTTATGAAGAGCCGCACTCTGCCTCACTGATCCTTCGGGCGTGCTTGTGGTTGAAGCTATCCGGCAAACTCAGCACTGCGCAGCTGGCCACAGTGAACGCCGTGGGCAGACGCTGCTGGGATTATCTGGAACTACGCTACCGGAACACACCAGGCGACAAGATGCGGTACACTTGGGCGAACGATAACGAAAATTGGTACGGCTTCTGGCACTTCGAGATCATTGCGACTCTGGCCTACATGCTGCAGCACCAATCAGGGATACCGGACGGCGTAAACACCGCTCTACTGCGTCAGCGCCTGACCGAAACGAAAATCTGGCTTGCGAACAATGTGAGATAGTTATGGGATTACTTCTGAAAAATAATGCACGCAGCACGCTCTCCGCTGCAATCAGCGCAACTGATACCACGATCCGCGTTCGTGTCGGGCATGGGGATCGCTTCCCCTTGCCTGAGAAGGCCGGTGACTGGTTCCCTTTAACCCTAGAAGACCAGAGCGGAAACATCGAGATCCTTTGGGCCACGGCGCGAGCAGGTGACATGATTACCGTGCAGCGTGGCGCAGAGGGTACGCAGGCCCGTGCCTATGCTGCAGGTGATGCGGTGGAGTTACGCGCTACAGCTGCAGTCTTTCTAGGTGGTTCAGGTGGTGGCGGTGATGGTACCGCGATTGCGGTCTCTATCAGTGACGGAAAAGTGGGGTAAGCCATGATCAGAATTGCCTCATTTGCGGGGGAGGTCCCGCGACTTATCCCGCGATTGCTGCAGCAGAACTATGCGCAATTTGCTCAGAACACGAAGTTAGAGGACGGCGCTTTGATGCCGATCCGCCGTGGCAAGCACGTTCACACCATGCCCTTTGATTGTAAGACGATCTACCGTGATGGCGACAACTGGCTAGGCTGGGAGCAGTTTGTTCAGGTCGAGCCTGGTCCGGTGGCCAGTGATCGTCTGTATGTCACAGGTGATGGTAAGCCGAAGGTGATCATCAACGGCGTGACCTATGATCTGGCTGTGCAGCGCCCAACTTCTGCACCGACAATCACAGTGAATGGCACGGTTGATGACGCACTGCAGAGCACAGTGCTGTTTGCCTATACCTGGGTAACTGAGTTCGATGAAGAGTCAGAGCCGTCCGACCTGAGTAATGAGGCGTTATGGAGTCCAGGCCTGACGATCAATGTCTCCGGCTTCTCTAATCCGCCTCCTGGCCGCGCCGTCAATCGCATGCGCATCTATCGATCCCAGACCAGTACCTTAGGCGATACGACCTTGTATTTCGTCGCTGAGCGTGAGGCCTCAACTGCTCCATTTGTCTATGACGAAACTCAGCACCCGATGAATGAGGTGATCGCCTCAACCGATTACAACCCGCCGCCGGATGATCTGCAGGGACTGATCGGTTTACCCAATGGGATCATGGCCGGTTTTGTCGGCAAGAAGGTTTATTTCTCTGAGCCATACCGACCGCATGCCTGGCCAGAAAAGTACATCATGACCGTGGATTATCCCGTTGTGGGCCTGGGTGCTTTTGGCTCCTCTGTTGCTGTTTTGACAACGGGCATGCCGTATGTGATGCAAGGTAGCTCGCCGGATACCATGGTGAGCCAGCGGCTTGAGGTAAATTTGCCTTGCCTGAGTGCGCAGAGCATTGTCGATCTGGGGTACTCAGTCGCCTATGCCTCCACACAAGGCCTGGTCACGATCTCGCAGAACGGCGCAATTGTCGCCTCTGCAAGCCTCCTGACTATGGACCAGTGGCGAGCGATGCAGCCGCAGTCGTTCATATCGAGCCAATATGCAGGCCGATACATGGCGTCATACAATTACATGGATGCAGACAGCGTACAGCAGCGCGGAATGATCATCTTTGATCTATCAGGATCTCAACCGTTCCTGGTGCGTGCGAGTGATGACGCCGATGCCATGTACTTCGAGCTCGGTAGCGGTCAGCTGTTCCTGCTTCGCAATCGCCGTGATGTCTTCGAGTGGGATGCAATCGATCAGCCATACGGCGAGCAGTATTGGCGATCAAAGCGTTTTGTTATGCCGACCTACTTGAATTACGGCTGCATCATGGTCGAAGGCGAGGACGCCACAACCCACGAGCAGAAACTACAGACAGCGTCACGCATGGCCGAGATCCAGGCGCTCAACCGCCAGAAGCTCGAAGCCGATGCCACAGGCGGGGCAATCGG